ATATAAGTTCCTGCAATAGAAATTGTGTTGGTTGCCGCATATCCAGAACCTCCACTCAGAACTCTAACTGCACTAACATCCAAATTAACATCTCTTTCTACTTCAAAGATTGCACCAGATCCAGCACCATCATTAGTTCCTTCTAAGTTGGTATAAACTGTTTGGATGCCAACTCTTGTACCAGAAATCTTAGTAACGGGGAATGTCAAATCATTTGCTGGACTTGCACCACCAAGATGAGTACCTGCAATACTTACATTATCACCAACATAATACCCAGAACCACCTTCTCTCAATACTACATTAGTAGAAATTGGTTGACCTGTTCCAGTGTCATATGTAATCATAACTGTAAATGATGCACCAGTACCCCTGGTGGAAATGCCTGGGAAACCAGTTCCAAATCCAAACATTTTAGCACCTACAATTGGATTAGCAACTGTAGAAACACCTGTTACTGGTCCACCAACTTCAAAGTTAATTCCATTTTCAAACATGGAACTTCCACCAGCACCAGACACTCCCATAAGGATATGTCTTTCACTAGTAGTGTAAGAAGTTGTAGCAACACCAATTGGAGTTCCACCACCCCTATCAATGATTACTTTCTGACCACTCTGGAAGTTGTGGTTTTGAATAGAAATTGAATTATTAGTAAGATCAACTACTGCAGAACTTGAAGAATCAAATTGTTTCTTGAATAGAGGGACACCTCCAGTTCTAAGTGGGAAATTGGTCTTACCAATCAAATTGCCCGATCTATCCAGACTTCCATCGAATCCGTCACTGATATCATCAATCTTAAGAACTTTATTAGTCTTGTTTAAGATATAACTCTTAAGTGGTCTACCTTCTGGGAAGAAGACTCTTTGAACGGCACCATCTTCTAATGGATCATCTTCAGTAACCATTGCAAAGTTACTCTTAGATCCCAAATAAGCCTCATTATCAATATTAATTAAAAGATCAAGTTTTGGTTCTACAGTTTTAACTTTCATGTTTGTGGACTTAGCGAGTCCAACAGAAACATAGTTATTTGCAATTGCATCCTTCTTAGGATCACCCACAATCTCCAAATCAGAGAATTCTCGGAATCCCGATGGGTGAACAATAGATCTTACAGATTCTCTCCATTTGGAGTAAGAAATCTTACTCTTAATGGAGTATGAGAACTTCTGATAATAGAAGTTATCAGAAACTCTCTGCAGATAATCATTGAGAATACCGACAGATTGATCAACTTCGCCAACTTTTTCTCTAGAAAGTCCAAGTGAAGTTCTAATATTAAATCTGTTTACATCCTCAACTTTACCAGCGAGTTTAGATCTTTCACCATAAAGGGTATCACCAACTCTAAGTTCACCTTGACTATTAGTTAGTCTCAATTGATTAAGTTCTACATCCCAACCATTTTCAACAACGACTGCTTCAAACTTATCGGAAGTAACTTTCTCACCAGAGAAGAATTTAGCATCATCAACAAGTCTCATTTGGAACTTGGCGAGATCCTTAGCATTGTGAATATAACCTAAGGTAAAATCATCGTCATAACTACCAAGTGTTCCTGTTGCAATACCAGCAAGACTGTAAGTAACTCTAAAGTTTATTTCATCAACTGCAGTAACATCAAATTGTCTATAACCATAGTTTTCCGAGTTAAAGTTTAACTCCCCAGCTGCACGAGAAGCTGGTTTTAATCTGCAACCTTCAACATAAACTTTATCACCAACTTTGAATGGGAAGTCGATATTAGTAGATCCATAACCAGTTGTAATTGGTTTATAGAACTGTTGATCAAGTAAAAGTTCTACTGTTACATCAGAACCACTATGAGTTATTTGGTCAATATCATATCCATTAGTATTTCTAGTGGGAACGATAGTTAAAGGAGCATCAAATTCAAATGCATTAGTAAGAACTTCAACTCCGACAACAGAACCACCTTGAACTACTGCCTGAAGATCAATATTATCATTACCAATGACTTTTAATTTTGGTGCTTGGTGATAGTTCACACCACCATCCGTAACCAAAACATCTCTAATTCTAGCAATACCACTGATATCACAGACAGTAGGTACACTTAAGAATGGCAAGAGTGTAGGATCCGTTGGATAATCAAATCCATCCTTGATTCTCTCAGTAGTTTCAATCTTACCAATCTTATCAGAATTAATCTTAATTACTGCATCTCTGCCCTGTAAGGTATCAAAACCAATAACTCTTGGAAGTTTATTATATCCTTTGCCTTCAAAATTAATCTTTGTTCTAGCAATAGGACCAAGTGCGTCCAAAGAATCTGTTTCATAGAAAACAGTCGTCAATCCAGATGTGGTTGTAAACAGTTCAGCACTAGTTGGTTGTTTTGTGAGATTGAATGAGAAGTTTTTATCGTCAGAAACGAGAACTTCATGTGTATCTTCAAGAAGACTAGATTCAACTGTAATCGAATTGAATCCTCTAACCGTATTATCAACAGAGAGTTGATTCTTTCTTTGATCTGTAGGAACAATAGGAGTTAGTGTATAGAATGATTTTTTAGGGAATCCAGCAAGAGTTCTAATTTGAACATTTGCACCAACTTGGCCAGGAATACCATCACGAATCAAATTGAATGATCCAGAAGTACCGTTAACATCAAGTTTCTTTCTAAACTGAAGGTCCTCAAAAATGTCCAGTCTCATATCAGCAAGACCAGCATCAGAAACATCAATTTTCAGAATGTTACCTTTACTTACAGTAATTGGTGGATTAACTTTTGCCAGATCATATGCACCCGCAGCAACAGAAGTAATTGCAACTCCAACACCATTCTTCACATCGGCAAGATCTTTACAGAGTTTAATTCTTTGAGAACTTTCTCTGAGAACGAAATAAACTTCATTATTGTTAAGTTCATTAACTGTGTTGCCATTATTATAATAAACAACTTTATCACCAGACTTAAATGATAAATCAGTAAATTCAAAACTACTATCAGAAGCATCGAAAGTTGTACTGGACCAAGAAACTTTATTGGTAGTAATTTTTCTCAGTACAGGATCATATAGAATTTTTACACTTTCCTCTACAAACGGAACCGCTTGAATAGAAATTTTATCACCACTACTCAAACCATGAGAAGAACCAGTAGAAACTTGACCTCGGAAAGTTTGAACTGTACCAGTTACAAGTTGATTTGTTGTTGTAAACGAATGTGCCAATCCAATTGGATCAGCAATCGTATACCAATAAACAGCATCACCTACTGTTGGGAATCCTACTGTAGAAATACCAAGATAATCTGGACCAAAGTTAATAGCATAAACATCTCCACCATCTACAAGGTTCTCAGTACCAATACCACTGGTAGATCCCGCAGAAGTTTTGACCCAAGTTAATGATGTTCCGCCAACACCAACACGGTAATTAATCTTCTGTCCCGTAGTAAATGGATGATTCTTAATATAAATCGATCTCTCAGGAATAACTCTAGTGAACTTAGTTTCAGTAGTAACTGTTCCAATTCCAGTAGATGTCAAATAGTGAATAGAACCTGTGCTTCCCACACCAACTGCGTATGTTGGATCAAAGAACAATGTTCTATTATCAAAACCAAGGAAATTAGAACCCTTTTCAATATCATAAGTGAATCTAGTAGGTTTCAGTTCAACTGAAGAACCAGATTTATGAGTTTCAGCAAGTCCTACTTGTCTATTAACTCCCAACCTAGAGAATTCACTATCAATAGAAGTGACTCTCATAAGTTCTGTACCAATACCAATGATATCGTTAACTTCAAATCCACCAACATCGGTAACGGGAACGAAAGTAGAAATACCAGTTGCACTCAATTGATCTAAGAACTGAGTAAGAGCAACTTTTCTGTTTACAACTGATACTCTATAAGCACCTTCAATGTCCGAAAGAACTGCTGTAGACACTCCACTAGTAATAATGGTTTCTCCATTAACTAATTCATGAGGATCACTCGTTCTTCCATGAATAATGTTATTGACAGGTCGGAGAACTACATTAGTGAAAGTCGAAACACCTACGGAAATTTCCGAAACATTTTTACCAAGAACATGTGATACAACAATATTGGTTCCTGTTCCATTTGTTCCAGCATTGTCAAGATTCAATCTATCTCCAACTCTATAATCTTCACCTGGTGAGAAGATAGTAGTAGAAGTAATACCAGAAGTTTGAATTTGAGTGACTTTAAATTCCTGTTTAAACGAAGAATCTACCTTATCAATCAAATCATAAATTGAATTCTCAACATTGGTATAGTATGGACCAATATTTCTAGTAATTTTAAGTTCAGCAAGATTTTTATCTTGATTAAAGTCTGCAGCGAAATTCTCTACAATTGGAGTGTCTTTAAAGTATCTTCCAATAGTATATGGATATTTGGGTTCAGCAACGCCACTAGAATCAACGTCAATTGCATAAAAATATGCATATGTTCCATCGGGGAACTGTGGTGTTACACAATACCTGCCACCGAACTCGTCAAGGTCGCCAGACCCGTTGTATTCGTAATCATCAGTAAAGTATCCAGGAGTATACCCAGGAGGTCTTAGGCCTACCTTAGGCGCGGTATTAAGGATATAACTACTCCTAAGTCTCTGTACAGGTCCACCAGTAGCTCCAGAGAATCCATAAGGTCCGTAAATTGGATTACCATCATAGGCATATCCAAGGATAGGAGAGTGTTGTGGATTATTAGTAAGTTCCAGGTTACCAGAATCAATATTGTCGCCAACCTGGAATCTCAGTCTATTTGCAGGATAGATGTTAATAAACTGTAGACCAAGTTCCCTGTTGGTATTTGGTTTCGTCAATGCAGCGTCAAGAGTATTAATTAAGTTTCTACTCTTAACTTCCTGATTAATTTTCCACTCATGAACATTAGCAATAAACTTGGCATCTCTACCACGATTCTGTAGAACCATAGTAGTATTTGCTGGGTTATAATTAACCCCACCATCAGTGATTCTTACACCAGTAATACTGCCATTTGTTTCATCAATAATTGGACTGATATTTGCAAAGTCACCGTCACCATAAACAACAATATCAGAATCTTTTCTATAACCTCTACCAGAAGCAAGAATTTGAACGTCAACGATTGACCCCTCAACCAGAATAGGTTTGAGTAGTGCCTCAAACGTAACAGTTGCAATACCTACATTTGGTCTTCTATGGAAGTTTAGAATATTTGTACAACCATAACCTGCACCACCTTGTTCCAGATATACACTTTCAATACTTCCAAGGACAAGGGGTTCCAGTGTTGGATTTGTAATTGCAGTTGAACCAATACCAGAAAGAGTCTCTACCTTAATTTCAATAGGTGGATACTTAATTGTATGAGTGCCTGCACCTACACCAGAAATCCTAGCAAACTTACCTGCTTTAAAATCACTATCATCTCTAGTTGTACCAATACCAGCATCAGTTAACTTAAATCTTGCACTATCAAGTCTAGTTACAAAATATTCAGTTGTAGTTGATAGACCTTGTGCAGCAGTTGATGAGAATTCATATCTTACAATTTCACCAGTTCTAAATGCATGGTTAGGTGCATAGAAGTAATCATCAGATGTACTAATACCAGTTTGAATATCACCCTCAGTTGGTCTAGCAGGAACTCTGATTCTTTTGTTAGAGTATCCTTCACCAGGGTTCTTAACGTAAATCCTAGTAATAGTGTTTTTACCTTTCAGAGTTTTGAAAGAATGGAAACCATTACTTACCGATCCGATATTTACCGTATTAATACCAGAAACAGCATCAGATCTGCTAGAGTGTAAGGAGATAGTTTTGTTATCAACAGGTCTCGCAAAGTACGAAGATTTATCTACAATACCACCAACAGCAACGTTATTATTGGATTCATAAATGACTTCTTCACCAAGTTCAAAGTTGTGCGGATCTGGAAAATCAATAGTATCGGAAGCAACATTAACTCCATTACCATCAGCTTTAAAAGAGGATACAATTCTTCCTTTAACAAAGTTGGATTCGAGAACTGCACCTACACCATTACCACCCGATACAGTAATCTTTGGTTTTTCTTGATAACCAATACCAGGACTGATTAACTTAACTTCTTTAAATGATCCAGTAACATTTGCAAATGCAATAGCTCCACTACCAGCTTGATCTTGAATAACTAGTGGAGGTCCATTAATTACATCAAAATCTTTACCAGCATTAGTTACTTCAATAGAATCAATTTGACCGAAGAAAATTTCCTCATCAAAAACTGATGCTGGATACAATTCAACACCATTAACAAGAATACCTACAGCTTTGTTATCTGTTTTTCTCTGAGAGGGATCATCGAAGAAATTTTCCTGTTTATAGTATGGGAACTTTCTTAATAATTTCTGGTTCTTTGCATTCTGATCTTCCCAACCACTCTTATAAACATATTGACCTGGAAGATCTCTAGAAACATCAATATACTGTCCAGCAAATACGTCAGACGCACTATAAGAAAGTTGGAAGTCAAAGTCATTGATATTAGTTACAAAATAAACACCAGTAGCTAATCCACTGTTGTAACTATTGTTCCAATAAATCTTATCTCCAGTAACAAAGTTATGTCTAAACGGTGTGGTTGGACTTAATGGGTCTACCGATTTAATAACATTTGTAGTTCCACCAGTTGTGCCTGCTTGTGGTGGATCGGTTTTAATGAATACTTTATTGTCAGTAGCAAAGATTGGATAGTTTGGAACACCACCAGATGTAACGTAGAAACTTTGTTCATCATTATCAAGATAACTATTCTGAATACCTACAGGTACGTTTTCTAAACCTGGGAAGTAATTGGCATTGTGAGATGCCTTAACGATGATCTTCTCAACTCTATCAATGTTGGAAGGAACAACACCACTGGTCTGAACAATAATCTTGTTAGAGGATCTATCAGTTTCTGTACCAGTTGAATATTCAATATCCTTAATCTGAGCTCTTACCTTTTCATTCCTAGAATTAATCAAAAATAGTTCTTCGTCAATAAAGAACACGACAGAATCAAACAGTTCAACTCTAAATGTGTTAATGTTTTGCTGTGTGAGATTCTTAATGACGTGTTTCGTCGGAATATTATAAATCCAAGGTTCAAACTTAGGATCATCACCAAGATCAAATCCAAAAGATGAAAGATTTAAAGTATCATCAATTCGAATATTAGATGTATCTGTAAAGTCAACATTATTGATAACATTAACGAATCTGAACTGAACTAGAGAAGTCTGTCCCAATCCAGCGTAGGCATACGCCAATTTGTCCTCAGAAACGTCTGCACCGAACAAAAGGTTAGTTGTGATACCTGTGACACCTAAAAACTGATTACTAGTCTTATCGGCGTACTCAACAGTGATGAAATCTGAAATTGGTGTTGGTTTCAGAAGCAAACTACCAGTTCTACCAAATCCAATTGTAGAATCAACCAGAATATTATCAGCACCAGCAGTAACAGCTTCTAAAACTTTAGTTTTACCTGGAACTGAGAAAGTACCACTGAAAGAACCCGAATCAAGGGAAATTTCATAAAAATCTTTGTCATTAATAGGTCGGTATTCAATATTATAGATTGAAGCGCTAACAGTACCGACTCCAACAATGTCTTGGTTTAAAAAATTACCTTTAGTCTCAATAGCGTCTCCGCCAAAGAGTTTTTCGACCAAAACATTACGAGTTTTGAAATAATTGTTTGAAGAGGGGACTAAAGTGTATTCGGAAGGTTTAATAATCTCAATATCTTCACCATAAAGCAATTTGAACATTACTTTATAGGAAGTATCCGTTCCTTTAGCACTATAAAAGTCTTTTGCTCTTGTTAGAATAGTAGAAAGGTTTACACCTTCCGTAAAAGATCTATTTTCGAATCCTGGCAAGAATTCAGACTTAAATTTAGTAAAAAACTCTTGTAAAAAGAGATTACTTAAATTAAAGACGTATTTTGGATCAGTAACACTACCAACAGTGTGGTCATCAGCATCAGTGAGAGAAAATTGTAAAAATTCCGATTGAATGTCTTGTTGGATTTGGTCAATTCCAGAAAATCCTCTAAAACACTCCTCAAAAGAGTTGAGAATGATTGCAATAGGAATTTGTCCACCTACGCCAAGTGATTTTTGACTTGCATAGATGAATTTATCACCAACCGCACCAACAGTAGTGCCTGCAGGGAAATATGTACCTGCAGAAATAGACATACCAACTTCAATATTGCTGGTATCTTCCATTTCGATAATATTCGACTGATTTGCGAAATTACCGACTCGTGTAGCAACTACTTTGTTCTCAATTCTCTTTTTATAGACAATAATCTCATTATCAATCTTCAGGAGACCAAATTTATCAGGCCAACCTGCAGTAGATAGTACCTTAATAGATGTTTGACCAGAAGTGATCGTTTCCGTAAGTGCAGTATAGGGAATTAACGACTCCCTATTAAAAGCTGGGATCTGTCTATACTTTGGAAGGTTTACGGCAAGGTCTACCGTACCAGATTGGTGTTCTACCGACGCATAATAACTTTCCAGAAACTCTTTGAAGAAAGGAGACTCTTCATTGAGAAATTCTGGAATCTGAGACTCAACAATATTGCTAAATTTGACTCTCTTGATCTCGGATTTAGATTGACTCATTTATCTGGTATACGATCCGTTTAAGAAGCTGGAAGTTGTAATGTATTGTGTAGCAGAAGTGTTTTCACCAGAGGTAACAACGTCCTGAATGGTGCTGACTCTACTATTTCCAATATCAACCTGTAAATACAGGTCTTTAAGTGCAATGATATCGTTAGATTCTGGAACTGCTTCGATTTGAACGAATCCAGAAGCTAAATCAGTACCCGTTATATTTACCACATCTAAAAGAACCTCTCCTTCGTCGTACTTCACAATGCCTGCATTGTTTTTGACGATGATTGGAGTGTTATTTTCCAGTTTAAAGAATACTAGTCTTCCTCTAGTCAAAGTTTGTGGAACATCACCAATGTAAATGGTTCCAGAAACACCATCAATGTTAAATCCAGAAGATTTGATGCTGTAACCAGTTCTCTTTTGATGGAACTTGTTACCAAAACACAATTCGTAAGTTGCAAACGTGTTTAATTCAGGAATCAGATCTCTCCTAATACGAACTTTAGTAATATTGGATGTAACCCCCTTATCACTATCATCAATCAATCCAACAACCTTAGAATATTTAAATCTCCCACCAAAACTGTTAATGTCAGCAGATTTAGCATATGCATTAAGAGTGTTAATCACCTTTGTTCTCAATCCAACAGGATCAGCAACAACGTTTGCGTTATAGTAAACAGAAGAATCAACTTCAACATAGAGATATTGAAGATCAACCAATTCTGGTTTGATTCCAGCAATGGAATACTGTTTTAACTGTCTCAAAATACCATCTTTTGTAATTTGAGAAAGATAACTACCATTTTTAGGTTTTACTGAAATAAAAACCTTTCCAAATTCAGGAGGATCCAATTCTTCCCCGCCATATGCGGTCACAGTCTCCACGTTTGAGTAGATTAGGGGAATGATACTCTTATAATCATTAGCAGTGACTGCACGGTACTGGGCTGCGTACACACGAGGCGCCAGATACTTGATAGAGTCAATAGATTCTACAAAATCTCCCCCATTAGAACTGTCATTAGTGGTAATAAGAGAAACACCACTAGTAATTGTTGCTCCCTGATCGTCTTTTAAGACTCCAGCGAAGGAGAAGTTAGCTGAACCATTACCATCTCTACCATTTGTAACAATATAACTTACATCAATTGTAGAATTAGCGGGTGGTTTCTTGCCAAGGATGTTATCACCGAAGAGAATTTCGTATTTTTCGTCTTCAATCTCTTGAACAAGGAATAATTTGGAGGTTGCATCCACATTTAGGATGTTTGAATACTTCTGATAGGTTTCAGAAGTAGTAGAATTCACTCTAACTCGGATAGACTCGACATCAACGTTCGAGTTAGGTACAATATAACGCTGATTTGGTAAAGAGTAGTCAACTCCGAATGATTTGGTGAGGTAGATTCCTTCATAAACACTAATTTGATCAAAAATTGCGAGGTTTTGGTCGTTTACAGCGACAACAAAGTCCTCGGGAATGGAAAAAACGTAACTTCCACTCTGAACGTTACCCAAAACAACCGTTCCAGCCTTCAATGTAACAGTTCTAGTTTCATTTGTACCCAAATCTACCGTAAAACTGATAACAGCTTCTGCAGATCTAGAGGATCTTGGGACATAACCAATGTTTCTTGCAAGTGAAACGACATTTTCACGCAAAGTAGCGCTGTCAAGGAACACTTCATTGACTGCCATGTTAGTATTGTAGGCAGTAATGTAAGTATTATACGCAAGAATGTCAATCAGGACCGAAAAGTTTGATCCATCGAAGTCAAAATCGGAAAAATCCGTGTTAGTTCGAAGGAAATCCTTTACTTGATCCCTAATTCCATTAAAATCTAGGTTTGTAAATTGATTAAACGCCATTATACTCTAGTTGGCTGGAGGAGGAACTCGATATTTTGAGTGGGAAAGGGTAAACCCACTATGTCATAACGTATATTTACTAACATTTCATTAGAATCCATAGGATATGACACCAAAACTTCACTAGTTTCAATCCTAGGTTCGTAGTTTTCAAGTAAAACCCTTATTTCTGTCTCAACTGACGCAGCAATTTCAGGTGTTTGGTTCTCAAACATCTGATTTTCTACGTTTGCACCCAAAATTGGTTGGAAAAAACGTTCGCCCATACGAGTACGAACAAGGTTTACCACTGCTCTCTTGATCGCATCCTCATTTTTTAACGGCATAATGTCGTTAGTGACTGGATGGCGACGAAAAGTTAAGCTTATATCCTTAAATGTCCTCGAAATTGTAGATCTACCAGCAGTAGTTGTTATTCTCCTACTAGCATCGTAGTCGTTGGGCATGGAAATTTCCCTGTTTAATTACTATCTATAAGGGTTTTGTTCCATTTTTGACCGTAAATGGGTTCAGTACCATATTCCCAGTCATCATAATCCTCATCATTACGAATTCTTTCGTGAAATTCGTTCTGTTTTTTAAATTTTTCACCATCGTGAGCAATTTCACGAATCTGGTTTAGGTATCTGTCCGATTTTGGGTCAGTTATAAGCGTCATTCCCGAATTAATAAACTCTTCGCTCATATCTGGAACTGGATGAACAGACATAATTGCCTCCTAGAGCTCTGCGGACAGAACTTTTATGGAGGTTTCTATCTCCAGTTCTATTTAGAGTCGAATTTCCAATGGTTATTTGGTTGTTCCCACCAAAAATGCAAGTCTTCTACTGCATCGTTATAGTATAATGTTACAAAGTCACTCTTAAACTTACTTCCAAGGTTCTCACAAAGAGCAACTGTATAGTATTTGTTACTGGAAACCAGCTCCATTTGCTGTGTAATCCATGTATAGTTACCGCCCCTGATAACTCCAGCTTCAATCAGGACGAAATTATCCCATTTACGAGCCCAGTCAATGTACTTTTCCGCGAAATCGACCTTGTAGTCCAGACTATCTTCATCGGGGAAGGGTACATTTACCGATTCAATATGAAAAATCTCCCCATCCATGGATAATGAATGAGAGAGATGTTGTGTAACAACCGCAGAATAGTCAGGAGACACCATCAAGAAGCATGTTTTTGATGGATGAATGTCGATATCGGACATTTTGATTCGATATGACATCTCTTGGATCAGAGCCATCTCCTGATCCTGCGATATAAACTTAAGTTTTTTCACTACTCAACCAGCAGCAAGTGGTGAATGTACAGATGGTTCTGCTTTCGCTGCCTCTCTACGACCACCACCTACGACATAATTAAACTGCATTGCGTCTTCTTTAGCTGCAGGTTCTGCATTTGGAGACATTCTAGGATCTGAATCAGCCATTACTTTCCTTGACCTCGGTAACGTTTGCGTTTTGCGTTTGCGGAACTAGCAGAATATTTAGAATTCTTGCCATTTCCCTGCCTCGTCTTCTTGGGAGTCGATTCAACAAAGGATTGACCTGAACGAGAGATCTTCTTAACAGCCATTATTTAGTCCTTAGAATTTGTTTTCGCGATTTTTTTGGGTTGACGACGCGGTTGAAACGCGCCGCCGCAGAATATAAGAGATCAGATGACTCGGGTCTTTTCGTGACCAACACGAATCAGAGGATCACACCAGATCTCATAACCAGCCTCTTTGGCATCCAGACAGAAGGAGACATCCTCTCCACACATGTCTTGAACTTCACCAGAATCAAAGACCTGCATCTTAGGTGCAAACCAAGGATATTCCATCTTAGGATTTTCAAACACACCGTGCTTAATCAGAGTCCAACCGAAACCAGTGTAGTCAACTGTGAATGCCTTACGACGACGTGAGATGGATTCTCCAGTCTCATGGTTCATGACACCACCATTCTTTGCGAAGTCATCTTCTTCCAACCAGTGAGCAACCGAGGTAGTCTTTCCGTCCTCAGTCATATACCAGCCACATGCAATATCCTTATCCATTGCAACGAGACGGTAGAACTTCTCTGAATCGAAAACAATGTCGGAGTCAATCCACAGTTGGTAATCATACTTGAGTTTACCATCCCAAGGAAGTTGATTAGGACCTCGAAGTACATTGGCACCCAGCACCTTACAACGTGCAAAGTTAACCATCGAGGAGTAGTCTTGTGAAATTTGAATACTTGCACCACGTTGTACAAGATCAAAACAGAGTTGTACGAAACTCTTCAAAAATTGATATGAGACTCCTCGACCAGGAAGACAGAAGACAATTGCTTTACCTTTGACCATCTCTTGTGCAGCTTCGAGATTAAAGGCGTCTTCTACTTTCTTTGGTTTGGGAGCGTTTGCTTTAACGGTAAATCCTTTAGCCATAGTGTTGAATAGTGACAATGATATTTTACCACGGTAATTCAGTCATTGCAACAACCGTGATGTTGAGTTATTTAGCCTTGTTCGCAGGGGACGATTTTGATCTTTTCCTTACAGAGATCATCATCCCTATACCAATCAAAATACTCCTTGACAAACGTCATCTTGTGATCAAGATCTTCTTTTCGACAAGCTTCTATGATCTTATGCTTGCCGATATAAACATCATAAGTTGAACTCATCTTGAATCTTACCTAATAGATCTTCCAATTCCTGTTTTAAACAATGGTTCAAAAGAAATGTTTCATCATTTTCGATACGATACTGAATGGCTTCAACTAGGAGTTCAATTTCATATTGATCTACATCTAGTGACATATTCGTATTACATGTTCTTCAAATATACTTATAAGAATAATAGTTTTAATAACTACATTCTTCATAGGACTTTAACTTAGTTTCTTCAAGGAAACGTATAGGCAGTATATCCAGATTCCAGAAGTCCTCCTCAGGAATCTTGCTTAGTGTCTCTTCCAACTCAGAGGAACTTAAACATGATGCAATTACATCGTAACCTTTGTTGCTTCTCTTATAGAGGTGGAATTTGATCTCATGCATAAACACTTTTTGGAATGTTCACATTATCTATAATACCACTAAGGTTCGCAGAGATCAAGTATGTTACCTTCTGACATTAATCTATGTCTCTTACCTGTTACTCTTGCCCTATTACTAGCTGTCCTATATGCAGATGCTACATGGTGCATAGTCTGATAGTGTTTCCAATAACCGAATTGGTCTTGGTATTCTATATCGACCTTTTGGCTCATTTTTATACCTGAAAAATTTTTTTAATTCACTTATAATCACTCTCGCGTTTTTGGTCCGTTGTAGGTTAGGTTCCCTGTACGCTTTTAATATCGCTCAGGGATCGCTACACATAAGGACACAAAATACCTGCTCATTCGCTGCTCTTATTATCGCATAGTTTGGGGAGAATGGCAACACCCTCCCCAGAGACTGCCTCAGATCAGTGTAGCGTGCTTGTCGTTAATCTTGCCACGATTCGTGTTAGTCCTGATGCCCTTAGTTTGTGTAAGCACGAGCATAGACTTCCGAGGTTTTGCTGCTTTCAGCACGGTGTACTTAACTTTACCCTGAGCATCAGCAATTGCCAAGTCAAGTTTAGAAGAGGTTGCGAGAGTGGTGAGATCCATGATGAAAAAAGTGAGTTCAGAGAGTGTTAACGAAAGGGAGGCAATCTTAGTTCAGACGCATACCACTAAAGAAAGGAATTGAAGTGCCATCCTGAAGACGAACGTTCCAAACATATGCCTTCTGATATACACGTTCACCAGGCAGACCATTATACTCAAGGATCGCATTTAGACGACTCTTAGTTGTATTGGACTGCCACCCACCATCATACAACTCGATGAATCCCTCACCGATTGTAGCAATGTGGTTTCCGTGGAGATATACACGAGAGACCTCAGACTGCTCATCGAAAGTAACAGCGGTATTGGCAGACTGCCAGTTGATGCTGTTAGCGATTGCAGTGTTCATTTGTTGCTCGATCTTTCTCATGATTGTCCTTTGTTTGTTGTTATCCTAATTATAGGGCATGAGAGGACCTCTGGCGGGTAATAGTGGACACCTTAGAGATTGGCACATAACTGCTCTGAATTCTCTAAGCATTCGATGGTTTTCTGAAACTCCACAGAGTCATTATACATTGCCCCACTAAGTATGGCAAACCTCTGAGGCACTTCGAGACATTTAGAGTCCTTATATGTGGTTTTGGGAATGTGCTTGACTTTTCAGAGATTTCATGGTAGACTGAACGCCAAGATGACTATAAAATCTCCCCTTTATTATAAGAACTCACGAAAGAGATAGAGCACGCAACTATGTTTTTTTAACCATTTATTTAATAGCATAAAAAATACTGCCCAGTAACTGAGCAGCATATTCTGAGATACTTCCGAGGGTATTTGAGCACCTCAGAGCACTCCTGATTTCTCCTCTTGAATGATGCTTACTGTATCTCTTAGAATGAGCAAGTTCTCATACATAATGCCCTTATCAGGATTGCTCACAGTAGTGTACGGTTTGAGTGCTTGAAGCGTGAGCATTTTAATTAGAGTGAGTTGCTCATCAGTGAAATTAGTTTGGTATGTTCTAGGCATTGAATTGTCCTAGGTTTTCAACATAAACGCTCTTCACTCTCTCCTTATCTCTCAGTTCTAAAAGTTCTTTCCAATTCCATTCACTCGGGCGTACACAGTTTGTATCATCTACTGTGAAATCTAGAGTAACACGATAGCGGGTGAATGTACGCTTTTTCGTTTTGAGAGACATGAGCAGAATAGCGATGGGTTAGTGATACACTATTTTAGTGTTTATTGGTCTTATTGTCAATGGCATAACCATAGTAAATTAGCACTTCCTTATATAGATCCTCACTATATTTGTACATCCGTTCGGCGTAGTTGTTGTGCTTCTGGTGGTTCGAAGTTGCAATGGTGTTGCTCATAATAAATCAGAGTTTCTTGAAGTGTTAAAATTTTGGGCGCGGCGTCAGTCTCACAAACAATGTAAGATCTTTCACGAGTGTGTACATCTGAAGCAAGGCGAATCATTTACTTAGAATACAATGTGCCAACGTTTGATTGTATAAAATCCTTGGTATCTTGTACCGTGGGAAATGTTCTTAATCGGGTCATGATTTGAACGGTTTCGCCATCTTCCAACTTCTGAGGCGTGTACTTATAAAGAATAAATCCTTCGCCGTCGATGTTAGTAATGATTTGACCAAAGAGCAACCCATTAAAAAAGATCCACTCCTTATGCCACACTTTCTCGTCGGGATCCATCTTGTAAGTGACATTGAACTCAGGGCGAGTTGTGCTTACTTGGGGATTGTAGATAACCATAATGAATTAAGCAGTGAGTTGATAGATTGTAGCGATTTTAGATTGAATAGACGAAACACGATCAGCAACAGGAATGCCACCAATTAATTCATCCTCTGGGGCATTAATATCATCATACTCAATATACTCATCCAGTGCGGCACTAATTGTATCCCACTCGGCATCTGTAAAGAGTTGTTTGTAGATTGCGGCGGAAGTTGCTTGAGAATCGAGAGACATAATAAAGTGAAGTAAGTGTGAACGAAAAAAGGACGATTAGGAAACTTTGATGATGCGATAGCAGTGAGTATCGCTCCACATTTGATTGTAAGTTGCCATCAAGTTCAGGCATTTCATCAAGTTCATCGGTTGATAAACTGTGTTTTCCCAGTTGCTAACTTTGTGAAATTTGATCTGAAGTTGATACATTTGAAAAGTGCGATTCGTTTGATTAATACTAGTATTGCAGATCTGGCACGGTTTGGCGGATTTAGTGGACACCTTGACGATTGTCCACCTTGATTTCTCTGCTCAACTCTTGTACACTTTCAAAAGTTCAAGCACACAATAGTAAGCATCATTGAACGAATCGAAAGAATCAACGCCAGATGTTACACTAGTAAATTCAGCACCACTCTCATGATATGTGATGGAATGCTTACGGCAAACAGTGAATTGATCGACCCATTTAGTGTCACTCTCATCACGAATAGCGGTGTGATTGATGTGAATGTTAGGATTCACTTTCGAGCGATAAATGGAGCGAGTGTTCAGATGATTTGCTGTGAATTCATCACCATAATAGTTTTCAAATTTGATGCCTTGAGTGAATTGAGAAGCGATAACGTTTGTTTTGTTCATATAGGTATGATTGCACAAAAATTACCGCTTTGGCACTTTCCACAGACACTAGTCCCGCTGGCACACTACATGTTCATGCGGTTACATTGTTAGTTTGTTCGAGCAATCGTTCCCACTCTTTAACATCTCCACAATAATGGTTAATTACTTCTTCCTCTAGTTCGAGATCATTACACTTTGTGTAATAATCGTAGAGTTGGTCATAAGCAATCTGGAGCAATGTGTCCATGTCCATGTTATCCACGATTTCATTGGCAAACTTATCACAGATTGCTTCAAATTGCGGATAAGGTAGGCGATGTGCGGCAGATTCAGTCATCGGAGCAAGTTTCGAGTTTGGCGTAGATTGAGTCAATTTCGGGAGGCAATTTGTTCTCGGGAACATCAGTTAAGGCACTATCCAAATAATAAAGAATCGTGCTAACTTCGCCTTCCGTGAATGTAATTACATGTTCACGGTTAAGTTCATCTTCCGTGGGCAATCCGTCATCAATAAATTCTAACCCTTCGGATTCAGATTCATACCAAAATTTATCCCACTCTTTTGGATCGTTTGTAACATCCTCGGTCATTGGTTTGTAGCAAGTGAGTTTTTTAAGTTGGTCTTTTAAGTCAGAAAAAATGTCATCCATCAGAAAGGATTGCTCCAGTTGTATGCTTGATAGTCAGTTACATCGCCTTCTTTGTTGAGCATGTCCACGAAATTGTTCCATGCTTCACGTTTAGCGATCTTGTCGTATTTGAGTGACTTATCGGACATAACTGCCACTTTCCAGTTGTAACGAAACTGGTCGAGAACTTGTGCTTTAGTGTGACGCATGTGAAGTGATTTGCTTAACTTTTAATATAATAACCCATAACCAGTGCAATGGGGAAAATAGTGGACAGCGCGTAAACTGTCACAGTGGGGATTGCCATTAAATCATACATTGTTCAAGAATTGATAGACGAAGAGGCATAGCAGTGTAGGGCGATGTGTCCTCAATGTTGACTACTTCGCCGATTCTTTTACTGTTGATGGGAGCATGATACTGTTGTTTCTTGGTGTTATAGAATCCCCAGATACAACGAGATTCATCACCATTATTGTAATTAAACCGACCATTATATACAGTCCAGATTGCAATAACATTAGTTTTTTGTTGAATG